CAGCGAATACGGAACAATCGACAATGATGGGAATATTGGCACCATTAATGTCTCTCGCACTGGAAATACCGTGGCCTTAACAGTCACTCCAGACCCTGCGATCAAGCCAGTCACAGTTCGTTTTGCACGAATTGGACTTAAGGCATAACTAAGGAGATATAAAAAATGGCAACAGTAAATAAAGATTTTAAAATTAAAAGTGGTCTGATCGTTGAAGGAACAACAGCGTCCGTTAACGGTTTTGACATTCTTACAAAGAAGCAGGCAGATCAAGATTACATCGTTAGTCTTATTGGTGGTACAGCCACATCTGCTAACGAAGCAAATAAAGTTGTAAAGCGTGACGCTAATGGTGACTTTGCTGCAGGAACAATTACAGCAACAATTACTGGTACAGTATCAAGTCTTTCAAACCACGATACAGCAGATCTTGCAGAAAATGCAACAAACAAGTACTTTACAGATGCTCGTGCTATTGCAGCAACAGCAGCATCATACGATGTTCTTGGTGCAGCAGCAGCAGCAAAGACTGCAGCAGAAGCAACAGCAGCATCAGATGCAACTACAAAGGCTAATAACGCAGTAACTTCAGCAAACAGTTACACAGATGGAAAAATTGCAACAGAGGTTACAGATCGTAATAATGCTATCTCATCTGCAATTTCAACAGAAGTTACAAATCGTAATACAGCAATTGGAACAGCAGTATCAAATCTCGTAGATGGAGCACCAGCACTTCTTGACACACTCAATGAATTGGCAGCAGCACTTGGTGATTCACCAGATACAGTAACAAATCTTTCAACTCTTGTTGGAACAAAGGCTCCACTAGAAAACCCAGCATTGACTGGCGTACCTACAGCCCCAACAGCAGCAGCAAACACTAACACAACTCAGATTGCAACTACAGCATTTGCTAAGGCAGAGGCTGACGCAGCAGAATCAGCAGCAATTACTGCAGCAGCACTAGATGCTACTTCAAAGGCTGATGCAGCACAAGCAGCAGCAATCGCACACGCAGATGCTCTTACAACATCTGATGTAGCAGAAGGAACAGAGCAGTACTTTACAGATGCTCGTGCCAAGGCTTCAGCAGCAAATCTTTTGGTTGGTGCAACAAAGACAAACATTACTATCACAGGAACAGGTGCAGGACTTACTATCACCGCAGAAAACGGTGTAGCAGACTCTACAACATCTGACCTAGTAGAAGGTTCAAACCTTTACTTTACAAATGCTCGTGCAGTATCTGCTGTACAGGCAGTTGTTCCAAACTTCACATCAGTTGATTTGAATTCAGTTGCTAAGCAAGTTGCAGCAACTCTTTCAGCACCAACTGCAGGAATTCAGACAGCCCACGCTTTCGCAAAGGCTGACTACCGTTCAGCAGAATACCTTGTAAAGGTTGCCTACGGAACACACACTGAAATTTCAAAGGTTCTTTTGACCCTTGACTCTTCAGACAATATTGCAATCACTGAATACGGAATTGTTGGAACCAATGGTTCAGCATCAACAATTTCAGCAGGTATCTCAGGAGCAAATGTACAACTGTTAGTAACAACCGCTAACAATAACTCAACAGTTACTGTTATGGGAACACTACTTAAGTAATTGATTAAAGGTTAGGGGGATCCTTTCAAAATCCCCCAAAAAAAATGTGGTACAGAGGAGAAGTAAATGGCACTAGTAGATAAAGACTTCAAGGTCAAGAATGGATTAGTCGTAGCAAACGGCGGTTCATTCGGAGGTGCAGTAACAGTAGGAGCCCCAACTCTTAATGTTCATGCAGCAACTAAGGAGTATGTCGATAACCGATCAATGGCTGTTGGCGCTACTGCTCCTTCTTCACCAACTAATGGAACCCAGTGGTTAGACACTGGAACAAACCGAATTAATTTCTATTACGATGGAGTTTGGTATACCCAAGCAACTATTGACGATACAAACAATTTACCACAACATATTCACGATACCGCAATTGATGGAACTGGTTTCATAGTATCTCAGTTCTATGAAGGTGGATCATTCAATAGCCCATTGGGTGTAGGTTTGGATGCTGGTGGACCAGGTACAACAACTTGGACAGTAGTATTCGATGGCGGTAGTGTAGTAGATAATTTCAATTAAAAATTGATGTTATAATAAGATAAGTAAATGGGCAGCCCCCATAAGGAGAAATAAAAATATGGCAACAAGAATGCAACAGCGCAGAGGTACTGCAGCACAATGGACGGCTGCAAACCCAATCTTAGCAGCAGGTGAAATAGGATTTGAAACAGATACAGTTAAATTTAAAATGGGTAATGGCTCTTCAACTTGGTCAGCATTATCATATTTTGCTAATGCAGCAGAACTAGCAGCAGTTATTGATGGTGCTCCAGAACTACTCAATACTCTTAATGAGTTAGCAGCAGCACTTGGAGATGACCCAACATTTTTTACAACAATTGCAACCAATTTAGCAAATCATCAATCAGACACAACAAATATTCATGGTATTGTAGATGCAGCAGAGTTAGCAACAAAGACATATGCAGATACAGCAGTAACAACACACCAAGCCGATACCACAAATATTCACGGAATTTCAGATACATCCCTTCTAGCAATTAAGTCAGAAGTATCAACTGAAATAGGTACTGCAGTTTCAACACATGCACTAGACACAACATCTGTACACGGTATTGCTGATACATCACTACTTGAAACAACAACTGGCGCACAAGCCAAAGTAGATGCTGGAATTACAGCAGCAACAACAGCAGCAGGAACAGAAGCAGATACAAAAATTTCAACACACAGTTCAAACACAACAAACGTACACGGAATTCCTGATACATCAGTTCTTGTAACACAGACACAACTTTCAAACGCCGTATCTGGAGCAACAGTAAACCAGGCATCACTTGCTGGTGTTGGAATTGACTGGAACTCAGAAGATGAGCAGTTTGATATTGATTCAACAGTAGCAACAAAGACATATGCAGATGACGCAATTGCAGCACACCAAGCAGACACAACATCTGTGCATGGAATTGCAGACACTTCACTTCTAGCACTTAAGTCAGAAGTTACAGCAATTACAAAGACTTCTTTAGGGCTTGGAAATGTTGATAATACAGCAGATTCATCAAAGCCAGTGTCTACAGCACAGGCTTCAGCAATTGCAACTGCTAAGTCAGAAGCCATTGCAGATGCAACTTCACAAGTTAACGCACTACTTGCAGGAGCACCAGCAGCGCTAAACACACTTGATGAACTTGCAGCAGCCCTAGGTGATGATGCAAACTTTGCTTCAACAGTTACAACCAGCCTTGGCCTAAAGGTGGATTCTTTAACACCAATTAGCCAAAAGTCAGCATCATACACACTTTCATCATTAACCGAAAGAGACGATCTAATTGAAATGGGGTCTGCTTCAGCGCTAACCCTTACAATTCCACCAGCATCAGCAGTTGACTATCCAATTGGAACTTCAATTGATATTCTTCAAACTGGAGCAGGACAAGTAACTATCGCAGCAGGCGCAGGAGTAACAGTAAATGCAACCCCTGGCTTAAAACTTCGTACAACTTGGTCATCTTGTACTCTCTTTAAGAGAGCAGCAAATACATGGGTTGTCTTCGGCGACTTGACAGCGTAATAAAAAATTCAATAAGAAATTAGGAGATAGATATGGCAGCAGGAAAAAAGATAGGAAAGAAGTCACAAGCATCAAATGACTTCTTAGAACCACTAGCACCAACAGGTGTTACTGGGACAAACGTCGGAACTGGACGGGCATTTAATGATGGTGCAGTTTCTGTAGCATTCTCTTTACCCGCACTTTCTCCTGCTGCTACATCTTTCACAGTAACAGCAAGCACAGGACAGACGGCAACTGGAGCATCTTCTCCATTAACCGTAACTGGACTACCTTCAGCAACTTCTGTAACATTTACAGTAAGAGCAACCAATGCAGCAGGAACGTCTGCAGCATCTACAGCATCTGCTGCAGTAACTGTTACAACAGTTCCAGCAACACCATCAGCACCAACTGCTACAGCAGGTGTTAACCAGGATACAGTAACCTGGTCAGCACCATCAAATGGTGGATCTGCAATTACTTCATATGCTTGGTCATCATCAGATGGAAAAAGTGGAACAACCGCTGGAACATCTATTACAGTTGCACAAGAGGCAAATACAGCACAGACATATACAGTAAGAGCAATTAACGCAAATGGAACATCTTTGACATCACCAGCGTCTAACAATGTAACAACCGTTGCTCCATTCTTCCCTTACTTCCCGTTCTTCCCATTCTTCCCACCATTCTTCCCACCTTACTTCCCATTCTTCCCGTTCTTCCCACCATTCTTCCCACCGTTCTTCCCGTTCTTCCCACCTTACTTCCCACCATTCTTCCCTTACTTCCCATTCTTCCCACCTTACTTCCCACCTTACTTCCCATTCTTCCCACCTTACTTCCCACCGTCATTTGGTCCATTCTTCCCACCATTCTTCTACCCAGTACGTGGTTACGATTAAAATTAATTAATATACCAAAGACTAGCCTATTGTTAATCTATCAAGAATAGCAATAGGCTAGTCTATATGGTATAATTTTATTAATTCAACTATAAGGAATAGGAATAAAAATGTTGTCACATGACGAAAATGAAAATCTATGGTTTACTAAAGATAGATCAGAAACAGCAACAAATAGATATGCAGAAAGATTAATTGGCAATGATATTTTAGTTGAAAACCCAGCATTAGGAATTAATCTGTATAGAAATGTTTTTTCAAAGGAAGATTCTCAAAGATACATAGAAACACTTGAATCAAATTTAGGCGCTAATGGAAAATATAAATGGTCAGAAGCACAGGTTACAAACTCCACAACACCAATTAAAAAAGCCAGAGATGCTGTAGACTTTAAATATAAGCAAGAAAATCTTGGACCTAGGGACAATACAAATTCAGAGTTGATAGATCTACATGAAGAAATATATCAAAAGTTAAAATTATGTGTTGACGATTACGCACGGTATTGGGGTATAAGTGTTGTTTATTATGAGGCATTTAACTTTGTAAAGTATGAGGGTGAAGGAAAACATTTTAATATTCACGCAGATCATGGCCCAGCATATAACTGCACAGTGTCTGCTGTTATTTATATTAATGACGAATACGAAGGTGGAGAGATTAGGTTCCCAAGACTTGATAACTATACCCATAAACCAAAAGTAGGAGACATAATTCTTTGCCCATCAAACTACATTTATGAACATGCATCATTGCCCATGAAGTCAGGAACAAAATATTGTGTTGTTGTAATGACAGATATAAATGAACTGAGCCACTAGTGTCTAGTGAAGAGTTTAAAAAAGCAATATTTAGATCATTTAGACCTTGGCTAAGCAAAGAAAGCAAGAGTGTACCATCTCCAACACAATCCGTAATCCCAGGTTGGTACAAGGATGCAGATAGGTTTGCTAAAATGCCAAATGGGGAATACTACAAGGCCCCAAAAGAGGTTTGCCCTTTTCCTAAAGAAGGCACAACAGATGACTATGGAAAGATTCCTACATGGAAGGCTTGCCCTGCAATCATGGATGCATTTTCAACTGGATATGTTTTTAAAACACCATGCGACTTAAAGTTTGCTAAAAATGCTCAAGGAATAATAAGTGTAACTATCGATGATCCCAAATACAAAGATTTCTGTACTCAAAGACCTCCAATGCCACAGTTTGAGCATCCAACAGGATATTACAAATATCACTTTGCTTGGAGTTCTCCATGGGGATTAGAACTGCCAGAGGGATACAGTGCTTTGTTTATGACACCAATGAACAGGTTTGATTTGCCATTTTTAAATACTACTGGAATTGTTGACTCAGACAAGGTTCATCTTCTTGGAAGTTTCCCATTTTTTGTTATAGATGGCTGGGAAGGAATGATTCCAGAAGGAACTCCATATCTACAGGTGCTACCATTTAAGAGAGAAAACTGGGAACATGAAATAGATATTTTAGATCAGTCTAACATATATGGTAAAATGGTAGATAACGCAAACTTTTATCGCCAACCAGATGGCGGTATATATAAAAACAAAGTATGGTCAAGACGAGAGTATAGATAGGGGATAAAATGCAAACATGGACAGACAAGCAAGATCTTGGTAGTGGAATATTTTGCTACAAGGGTGTCATAAAGAAAGAAATTGATGTTATAAATAGAATAGAGTCAAACCTTAAGCCAGAAGGAGACAATACTGGATATAGTTGGCAGCCTGCCTATGTTGGGTATAGACAGTTAATGCCAGACTATAGAAATTGTAATGATTTTAAATATAAAAAGTCAGATATTGAGCACGACAAGAGCGAGGTAGGATTAAACCTTAAATCTTTATGGCAGGACTTGTATGATGTAAAACTACCTGCTGTTGAAGATTACTCCAAGATGTACAACATAAATAATCTTCAATATTGGGAAGCCTTTAATTTTATCAAGTACGGGCCAGGGCAACACTTTATGGAGCACCACGATCATGGGTTTTCTTATAACTGCACACTTTCTCTTGTGGCATATCCTAATGATGATTATGAGGGTGGAGAGTTGTTCTTTAGATTACAAAATCTAAAAGTTAAGCCAGAAGCAGGAGATCTTTTTATATTTCCTTCAAACTTTATGTATGCACATCAAGCAATGCCAGTACAATCTGGAACAAAATATTCTATTGTTACTATGCTTGACTACAACAAAAAGTTTCATACACCAGAAATGTATGTTGCGGATAAAGACTAATGTTAAACATATCTGTTGAAAAAATGATGGGTTCTACATTCAACATTGATCCAATGTCAATAAAAAGAGATTGGATGGACAAAACATCAGAAAATCATGCATATAGATGTTTTCCAGTTACACAAGCAAATGTTATTGGTTGGAGCCTTTCATGCAATGAAGATATAGAGTTTATTTGGGATGGAGTAAGCGATCAAAGTCAAGACCATGTTGAAATAATAAAAGCACCAGAAGGGTCTAGCCCTGGTCGTGGCCAAGGATCTCTAAGTCTTAATACAGGACTAGTTTTTAGAACACCTGAAGATGTAAGTCTATTTACTATTAACCCAGTAAATTATTTTAACGGTGATTTTGAAACAATGTCTAACGTAATAAGTACATCATTTTATTATAATCCTCTGCCATTTGCAATAAAAGCAAAAAAAGCAGGAGAAAAAACAATAATTAAAGCAAATACTCCTCTAGCAACTATAATTCCAATATCTTTATCAAAACTAAACAATTCTTCTATTGAAATATATGACTGGGTAGACCAAGATAGAAAGAGAGAAAAAGAGAGTATGTCTTACGGACTTGCATCACAAGAGTTAAACTCTGCGGGTATATGGACAGACTGGTATAGAGATGCGATCAATGAAAAGGGAGAGTCGTTAGGGAGTCATGAAGTTAAAGTTTTAAAACTTTCTGTTGTTGATAAAACCAACAGCAATACAAAAAGAATTAATCCGCATGAGTGAACAAAATATAACTTTAATAAATACTTTAAATGAGTATATAAAAAATTCTAAAGATGGTAGGATTCAGCACTACATCATAACAGTATCCAGGGACGGAGAGAATCCTCCAAGATCTTTAATTTCTTTTGATACTAAAGAAGAAGCAACAAAAGGATATGAAAAATATCAGGATGCTGGGTTTGCAAAAGAATATCTAACGATATCTATGTATGAGCCTTCTGGAAAAATAAATACAAAAACTTTAAAAAGAAATCATGCGGGAGACCCATCCTTCGTTAGACAAAACTACATTGATACTGCAAATGCTTTGCATGAAGTAAAAGATAAGTTGGAAAAGAAAGACTATGAAGATCTATGTATTAAAATTCTTACATCTTTTGCAAATGATAATTGGAGATTTGACATAGACAGATTCTTAAAACAATTAGAAATAGAAAGGGAAATCTAGGGACCAAATCCCATGATATAATGAAATTATGAACAACTTAGACGCATCTGTAGTAAAAAGACAACCGTCAATGACGCCGTCTGGATGGTTCGGAGATAGCAAAGACATGATCGTAGAGTTAGAAAACTTTATGACAGAAAAAGAAATAGAGTTTTTAGAAAAGGCTGCAAAGTCTTTAACTATATGGGATGTAACAAGAAGCCATGTAAATGAAAATGGAACAGTTGTGTATGATTCAGAATACTGGAAAGACAGAGTTGCAACTCAACCAACCTTAGATAAGAATGACCCTGAAATATCACCAGTAATTGCTGGACTATTCCAAAGACTGAAACCAATTGTAGAAGAATTTTATAAAGTAGAAGTTAAGCCAACTGGGACAACTATTGTTAAATGGCTTCCAGGGCAATTTCAAAAACCTCATGCGGATAAAGAACTTCATGAAGGTCCAGATGCTGGAACTCCAAATGATTTTCCTAAATATGATCTTTCTAGTTTATTTTATTTAAACGATGATTATGAGGGCGGAGAATTATACTTCCCCTTACAGAATGTCCAGTTTAAGCCTAAAAAGGGTGCTGCTTATTTTTTCCCAGGAGACAAAAATTATATTCATGGAGTAACTGAGATTAAAAGTGGTTTAAGATTTACATGTCCATTTTTTTGGGAGATCACAAAGCACACAGGAGAGAGACAGCCATGAACCTAAATAATAAAAATAGAATAACAAAAGACATCGTTGTTTATAAAAACTTTATTAGTCAGGAAGATTGCAATAAGATGATTCAAGTGTTAGATGCTCAAGTGGCAAGTGGTTCAATTTCTTGGATGCCTATTTCATTTTACGAGTCATACTCTTCTGTTCTTCCACAGGACAATGATCAGGAAGTCTTAGATGCTGGACTTTCTCCAACCATTTTTTCAGATATTGAAAAAGCAATGCCAGAAGCAGTTGCTTCTATACACAACTTAGATCCAGAGCAAATTCACAAGATTAGTTACCATACTCAAAAGTGGGAACCAGGAGCATACGCAAGAATGCACTCTGACAACACTGATGCACACGGTAACTCTGGAGCATTTACAAGAAGTCGGTATGCAGGGTTCCTATATTTAAATGATGACTTTGAGGGTGGTCTACTTAGATTTCCAGATCAAGATATAGAGATTAAGCCAGAGGCTGGAATGCTTGCTGTTTTTGATGGCGGTTTTGAAAACATGCACGAAGTTTCATTGATAACTAGTGGCATAAGATATACGATTGGTTCGTTTTGGGATGATAGAGCAGAGTCAGAATATCCGCAAGAATTGCGGGATGCATGGGCAGAAGAATTAAAGAAAACTAGAGCACAGCAAGAAATTGAAAGAACAGAATGGCAAGAATTGCTAAAAGAAGGATGGAAGTTAGATTCTCTTGGAAATAAGTATAGGGTGGAGGATCTATAGTGGAAGTTTTCCTAAAAAAAGAGTTTGAAGATGCGGGATATTCTGTTGATGTTTATCATGAACAGGTTCTGTCTGTAGAAAATTTTTTGCACGAAGGAGAACTAGATACACTTTTAGAAATAATTAAAACAACGCCTAACGAGGACTGGTCAATAGAATATAAAAAAAATCTTGCTAGATTCTGTATGGAAAAGTTTGGTAGAGATGATGTAGAAAATCTGGTTGCTGAGGGTAAGTTTGAAATTACAAGAAACTGGGATGATAAAAATTTAGATATTGTTCATCAAAAAATTAGCGTTATTTTGCATACAAGACTTAGCGAACTTATCAAGATTGTAGATCCTACGCTACAGTTAGCAGGATTTGGAACACTACAAAGAATGCAAAGTGGCGTTGAACTAAAAGCACACACAGACCAACATACAGACCCATCGATTAGATATGCTGCTATACTATACATTAATGATGACTATAAAGATGGAACTTTATTCTTTAAAAATAAAGAAAATTCAGACTTAAGACCAAAGCCAGGAACACTGCTTATTTTTCCAGGTAACGAAGAATATGAGCATGGAGTAAGGCATGTAGGAGAAGGACCCATAAGATATGTTACAGTAGGTTTCATAACGGTTAAAGATTTCTACAAAGAAAATAAATACTAAGGAGATATAAAATGAATAGAGAAATACTTGAAGAGAAGGTTTATTATTACACAAATGTAATAGAAGACCCAAAGAAACTTGTGGATGCAATTGAGAACGATAACCAAGACCCATGGGGCGAGTGGATGGCATGCAGTGGTAAAGAGTATGTTTATGGAACAGACAAAACTATTGAACTAACTTCGGACGCTGATGAAAAAAATAAATATATATATAATACTTTGAAAAAAGCATTTGATGATGTTGCAAGAGATTATGCAAAGGCTCAAGGAATTACTGATGAGCCAAAGTTGTTTCCACAGTATCCAATTAAGAAGTATAAAGCAGGAACATACATGGGTGCACACTTTGATCAGCAAGAGGGGGACGAAAGACTTAAGGTTTCTTTTGTTATGTACCTAAACGATGATTACGAAGGCGGAGAAATATCTTTTACAATAAAGTCACCAGATGCTCCGATATCTGATGGCGGTAAAAAGTTTGATGGACCAATATCCTATAGCGGACCACATGAAGATATGGAGATTGCAAAGAACAACCCAGAGTCTTTTACATTTTTTGTTAAGCCAGAAGCGGGAAGCGTTATTGTTTTTCCTCCATCACCACCATATCACCACACAGCACACCTAGTCAAGAGTGGTGAAAAGATTATGGTTCCTCAACACTGGATTCATTAATTTGAAAACCGCTATTGTAACAGGAGCAAGCAAAGGTGTTGGGTATGCAACTGTAAAACTTTTATCTGAAAGTGGATACAGAGTTATTGCTGTTTCAAGAAATCTTTCTAAGGTTTCAGATTTGGTATCTGACAATGTAGAAGTGTATCAGATGGACATTACAAGTTCAGATGATATTAAAAGGTTTTATGAAAAATATAGCGATATAACACTTGACTTACTTGTTAATAATGCAGGAGGAGGCTCTAGACCAACCAACATTATAAATGAAACGATGGACAACTTTAGAATAGCCTATGATATAAACGTATCTGGGCCAATGTACCTTTCACAACTGTTTGTTCCATCTATGCAAAAATCACAATCTCCAACAATTATTTTTGTTAGTTCTTTGGGTGGAAAGTTTCCATATAGATCAGGAGGAAACTACACAAATGCTAAAAGAGGTTTGATGGCGTTAGTGGATACAATGAGGCTAGAGTTTGTAGATTATAAAATTAAAGTTACCGAAATTTGTCCAGGCACGATTGATACTCAAAAAGAAAAAAGAGATCTTGCCTTAAAAGCAGAGGATATGGCAGAGTGCATTAGGTGGGTATCAGAATTACCAAGTCATGTAAACATAAATCACATAGAACTAGCACATGTACTTACTTATAAGTAGATAGGTATTTTATGTTAATTATAGACGATAACTTTTTAACAAAAGATGAAATTTTAAAGTATAGTAATTTTGATCACAAATGGTCAATGTATGGGTTAACAGATCCACAAGAAAAAGACTACTACTCATTTCCTGAATTTGAGAACGAATCAAAATTTCAATTTGTAAGTGTTATAAAGTTGTTTGATTTTGAGCAACAAGAAATATACAAAGAACTATCTTCATTGGTAGAAACTTTTGCGAGAAAAAATAATTTAGATGTTTTAGAAATTACAAGAATGAAGTTTAACTTAATGGTAAATAGTAAAAGTATAAAAAACCAAGTAAACAGTCCACATGTTGATTGGACAAAAAAGTTTGTTAAACTAGATGAGTATGATTCAGATGCAAAACATTTTGTATTGCTTTGCTATATAAATGATTCTGATGGTCCTACTATAATTTATAACGAAAAATATCCAGTTAAAGATTTTAAGCATTTATCAATAAGTAAAATGATAGATCCAAAAGCAGGCAGAGCAATATTTTTTGAAGGGGATCAATATCACTCTTCATCTTTTCCTATTGAGCATAGCAAAAGAATGGTTTTAAATATTAATCTTGTTGGGAAAATTAATAATGAATGACTTTACAGAAAAAGAAATATTAGCAGTTAAATATCTTTTTGATAAAGTAAAACATGTTCCTCACTCAAAGGGTTCTCTTTTTGGACACCTATACAATACTTTCTTTTTATTAAAAAGTATAGGTGCTTCAGAGAAAACATGTCTGGCTGGACTTTATCATTCTTGCTACGGTACTGAAAAATTTAATTTAAAGGATAAGATTAACAAAGAAGATGTGGTTCTTTATATAGGTAAAGATGCAGAAGAACTTGTTGCATATTTTTCATTAGAAAACAGAGACAAAGTTATTTTAGAAAATTCAATGAATTTAGACACAGAAAAACAGTTATCTTTGGTACAAATTTTGTATGCAAATGAAATAGAGCAAAGACAAAACACGACAGACTTAACATACAGGATGTATATAAGTAGTTTAGAGCAACTGATTTTAAAATTAAAAAAACAGGGTGTCTCATAATATGAACAACTATAAACTATGGCTTTAGGTAGAGTTTTACTTTTTTAAAAACTCTGCTATACTTAACACTTAATCCGTTTTTGAAAGGACGATACACATGTCAGATTTTTTTAGTTTTAAACTTCCAGAGGACTTCGTAGAAAAGTACAAAAGCCAAGAAAGCCCATTTGGGTTTAAGGATGCAGCAGAAAATTCA